GTTGATAACTCAAGCAACTCATACGCTATTACGACAAACGCAGATTCAGCGGCAAGAGCTTTCGGCCCATTTACTGGCACAGGTGGCGAAGGTGGTTTGGTTTGGTTTAGAGATAGAGATAATGCAAATGGTAATTTTTTATTTGATACTGAGCGTGGTGCAACAAAACGTTTAAGAACACATGGTACATTTGCAGAAAACACTGTTAGTACTGGTTTGACAGCATTTAATTCAAATGGATTTACCATTGGCTCAAATGCATTTATGAACGGAAGCGGTAATAGTATCGCCTCTTGGACATGGAGGAAGCAGCCTAAATTTTTTGATGTTATAACTTGGACGGGGGACGGAACTTCTAATAGAACGTTATCGCATAGTCTAGGTTCAATTCCAGGTATGATTATAGCTAAAAGCACAAGCACAACGACTGAGTGGATGGTTTGGCACACAGCTATGGTTGATAATGAGTTCTTACGTTTAAATACAAATGATGCTCAAGGTGGCTATGGTTCATTCTACGAAGCAGGTATAACCTCAACAACAATTGGTGTAAGCTCTACAAATGCTAATTACGGAATGAATATAAACAATGCAACCTACGTTGCCTATATTTTCGCACACAACAATAATGACGGTGGGTTTGGGCCAGATCAAGATGCTGATATAATTAAATGTGGTTCATATACTGGGAATGGATCTGCTACTGGGCCTGTAATTGATTTGGGGTTTGAACCTCAATTTGTTATGATAAAGTCATCTTCGGCAAGTGGTTCAGATAATGATTGGTATGTTGTAGATACCATGCGTAGATTTGAAGCTTTGCCTCAACATGATGCTGGTTCTCAGTTTTTAAAGTGGAACACTGCCGATGGTGAGCCTAGCAGTGGTCAAGCTCAAAGGGTAGCAGTTAATTCTACAGGATTTTCTCCGATTGGCGCTAGCACTGGATGGAATATAAGCGGTCAAACCTACATATACATGGCAATACGCAGACCTCAAGCTGCACCAACTGCTGCGAGTCAGGTTTTTAATATCGGAACATATGGGGCAAACAGAAACAGTAGTACTACTGACACATACTACGCAGGATTTCCTGTTGATATGGCTCTTAAAAGAGTTCCAGTAACCTCTACTGCAAGTAGTTTTTTAACAACTCGAATGTTAGGAACAACTGATTTAAAAACAAACTCAAGTGATGCAGAAAGAACAGGAGAAACGGATGAAACTTGGGACAGCAACACGCATTGGAATAGTGCGGCAGGAACAAGTACTACTAGTTATTCATGGATGTGGAAAAGAGCCAGAGGCTATTTTGACGTAACGACATATGTTGGCACAAATAATGTAAGAACTGTAAATCATAACCTTGGCGTTGTGCCTGAAATGATATGGCTTAAATGTCGTGAAGGGCCAGGGGGTACTGGGGCATCATATTGGGTAGTTTACCATAAAGATTCAGATGCAAGTGCCCCACAAGATAAATATTTATATTTAGACACTGTTGCAGGAGTAGGTGACTTTGCAGCGTATTGGAATGACACCGCGCCCACATCTACTGTTTTTACCACAGGAGCAAGTAATGGAAACGATAATAATGCAAGCGGTCAAAACTATGTAGCCTACCTGTTTGCTACCTTGGCAGGGGTATCCAAGTTGGGGAGCTACACTGGATCAAGTTCTGGTGTTGTTACAGTTGACTGTGGATTTACCAGTGGCGCAAGGTTTGTTCTAATTAAACGTACTGATGCTTCAGGAGGTTGGTACGTTTACGATAGTGCTAGAGGGATAAACAGTGGTGCTGATGACCCGTATCTTCTATTAAATGCAACTGATGCAGAAGCTACTAACACAAACAACATAGAACCCCATAGTTCAGGATTTCAGTTAACTCAACAAGGTGCAAACCCAATTAGCACTAATGGTGCTTCATACATCTTCTACGCAATCGCATAAGAAAGGAGTTTAGTCATGGGACTAATAAGAATAAGAGACACAAGCGAGGTAGTGACGGAAATAACCTTCCGCACGATGCACAAGAAAACTCGTCCTGTTCTAGAGCCAACGCTTACTAAAGAAAGACTAGACGGTCTTGGTGCAGATCCTGTTATGGAAAGTGCTCAAGCTGACACAACACCGCCATATGAATATAGTTTTAGGTCTGGTGTAGCACAAGATTCTGATGGCAACTGGATGACAGTCAATTCTGTTGGGCCAGTGTTTACTGAGTACACCACTATAGAAGGTGCACTGCAAACGGTTGACGCTCAAACCACAGCGTACCGTGCTAATGTAGATGCACGAGCAGCCGAAGGTGCAAGGTCTACTCGAACAACACTGTTGGCAGAATCTGATTGGACGCAAATGGCTGATACCGCGTTGACTACAGAAAAGAAAGCTGAGTGGGTTACTTATCGTCAGGCACTTAGAGACTTGCCAAGCGCATCAGGATGGCCTCATACTCACACCATGCCAACGAAACCATCATAATGCCAAAAGATACCACAAATGAAATCGCGTTAACAACGCCTGACATTAAGATTCAGCTTCCACAAGCGAAGCCTGAATACAAATCTATGTTGGCAAACATTGCAGAAAAAGCGCCTGCAATCGCACAGGCATCTAGCAACTTCTATAAGTCTCATTCACAGATGATGAGTGTTACATTAGATGTAACTGCAATCACACCCATACGTTCCGTAAAGCATAGCCTTGCTGAGATAGAGAAAACAAAGGCGGCTTTGCAAGAGGGCTACTTCAAGATGAAGAAGGAAGAAGTAAAGCTCAAGAAGCTAGAGCGTAAGCTCCTAGAAGAAACAGATGATTTAGAACGTGAGATGCTTGAGATTAAGATTAACGAAAAGCAGGCACAGGCGGCAAGCTCTCGTGGATATGTAGAAGCTGCGGTGCGTAAGCTAAACTTCTTTACCAATCAGTATGACAACCTGATGAAGAAGATCGGCAAGGATGAGCTTACCGAAGAAGACTATGAGCGCGAAGAAGTTAAGTACCANATTATGACNTGNATGAAACANGCATTGAATGCAGCTAGAAGNCGTAATGGTCAGATAGATGAAGGTAATCTTATTTATGTGTTTGATCTAGGGATCAATGCAGCGCAGGCACAGGCAGAAGTCTTTTCNTATTTGCAGTGGGAAAACGAAATCATCAAACAAGGTAAGGCACCAGAGCATCACCACACGGTTCAGTGGTTAGAGGCTTGTGCAGAAAAATGGGCAGATTGCCCTGGAGACTTTGCAAACAGCCGTGGTTTTGATATCATGGACAGAACATCTCTGACTAACACTCCACAGCTAGAGGATAAGAAAAATGGCACACAAAGTAGTAAAGTACAGACTAGAAAGTGACGGCACTATACCAACTTGGTTGAAGTTTGGTGTAACGCAATCAACAGGCGGTATGTATCCTGTTGCAGATAGCGGCACGGCTAGTCCACAAGATTGGATTATGATCGGCATATCGGCTGATGGTTCAGATACTTCTGGTGCAATTGAGGAAATAACATCTAAAGATAATCTACAGACATACCTTACTGCACAAGCATCAGCAAATAGTTGGACAGACCCTGCACCAACAGATGAAGATCCAGACGCTACAACGACTTTTGATGCTGCTGCACACGCTCAACGTGTTTGGGATGATTTAGACGCACTTAACGCATAGGATGCTAGATGCCATTAACCAAACTTCAGTTCAAACCAGGTGTCAACAGAGAGACCACCTCTTACACGAATGAGGGCGGTTGGTTTGACATAGACAAGGTACGCTTTCGCTTTGGTATGCCTGAGAAGATTGGCGGTTGGTTAAAGTTCACCACAGCATCGTACTTGGGCACAGCAAGAGCTATGCACCCTTGGGTTGGTTTAGATAACAGCCGATTGATAGGCATTGGTACATCTCTTAAATACTACATCAACCAAGATGGTGGTGCCTTTAACGATATAACCCCTGTTCGTAATACGACAGCAGCAGGGGATGTAACCTTTGCTGCAACCAATGGATCATCTGTAATCACAGTAACAGATGCGGCTCACGGAGCGGTGGTAAATGACTTTGTAACTTTTAGTGGTGCGGCTTCTCTTGGTGGTAACATAACAGCAGCCGTATTAAATCAAGAGTACAACATTACTGAGATAGTAAACACCAATAGCTATAAGATTGCTGCTCGTGCCGCAGGCACAACTATAACACAAATAACCGTAAACGGTGCTTTAGTGCCTAGCTTAGTTAACGCCAACTCATCTGACACGGGCAATGGTGGTAGTTCTATAGTAGGTGCTTATCAGGTTAGTGTTGGACTAGATACAACTGCAACAGGTGCAGGTTGGGGTGTCGGAACTTGGGGCCGTAACGGTTGGGGTCAAGCAGCTACTACACCTATTGTTACAAACACCTTGCGTATCTGGTCACATGACAACTTTGGTGAAGATCTTCTCATTAACGTGCGTAACGGCGGTATATATTATTGGGATAAAACAAGCGGATTTTCAACTAGAGCCGTAAGTTTAAATTCTATTGCCGGATCTACAAGCGCACCCACGATTGCTAAACAGATAATGGTATCAGACCGAGACCGACACATCATAGCGTTTGGTTGTGACACAGAGGCTAATCCGGGTGTTCAAGATCCGTTGGCTATACGATTCTCCTCCCAAGAATCTTTAACCGACTGGGCATCCACAGCGACCAATACAGCGGGTGAGTTGCGTCTCGGTTCTGGTTCAGAGATTGTAGCAGCCGTAGAAACAAGACAACAGATCTTGGTGTACACCGACGAATCCTTGTATGCCATGCAGTTCTTAGGTCCACCGTTTACCTTCGGTGTAAACCTTGTGTCAGAAAACGTTACGACTATGGGTCCGTTATCGGCGGTAGCTGTTGAGGACAACGTGTTCTGGATGGGACTAAAAGAGTTTTATGCTTACGGTGGTACGGTACAAAGACTGCCCTGTACTGTCAGAGATTTTGTGTTTGATGACTTTAACTTACTACAACGGGAGAAGGTTGTGGCTGCAACTAACACAGCTTTCTCTGAGGTCTGGTGGTTCTATCCATCTGCAAGCAGCGACAATAACGATAGATATGTAGTTTATAATTACGAGCAACAGGTTTGGTATTATGGGGCACTTGCTAGAAGCTTTTGGATGGATCGTGGTATCTTCGACAACCCAATTGCAGCAGGGCCAAACAATTA